AAGTAATATATTGCTGACACATTAGGAATCAACTCTTGGCAATCTAAAGATAACCACTACTTTCGTAGACCAAGAGGACACCTCAACTAACGTGCCAGTAATAAAGATACAAGACGCAAGCCGTCAAACCTGCGAATATTGGTCGTTATATTGCGACCAATGATCTTTATACTCCGACATAGACAGACGTGAAAGAGCGCAAACCTTGTGATCATCATGGTGATCCTCCAAGGCAGATCGCAATTTGTACATCATCGAATCAAAATATTCCTTACCATGCAAGTGGGCCTCAATTTGAAATCCGTGGAAACATTGCGCTAATATAGCGAAGTCATTCATCTGCTTATTTTCATTTATCCAATTAAGCTGATCTTCCACTGATATTTTATCGAGGGGTGCGTAAACGCGACCACCTTCAGGTTGGAACTTCCTTTTCAAATATGTAACATCTGTTAAATTTTCAAAGTCGAAGTCAGAATAGGCATTCTTGTTCGCGTCTGTATAGCCTACACGACGTGCGAGAAATACATCTCGTATGTCGCGGAACGTTACAAATTCCCGTAACTTAGCACTCAAAGCAACGATATGATCATCACCATAAAGCGCTAATTCCGCATGATCGTTCAATTCATGCGGCAGGAGCATTGCCGACACACCTTTGCTCTCCAACACTTGGAATATGGCTGAGTACAGATACAACCAATTCGCAACTGAGTTGAGCACTGACGTAATCGGAACGCCTGACGGGAGTCCTTGTTCAGTTTGATACATGATACGTTGCACTACAACATTTGAGTGTATCAAAATAACCGCTAATAAAAGCCGAACTCTCGCATTAATTTCTTTTTCTTCTTGCGAGATCGAGTTATCTTGATTGTACCATTCATTGATGATTTCTACTGATTCATAAATAGCTTGGCCACACAGGCGTTTATCCCATGCGACATAGTCACCAGCAATCACTTTACCGCCGAATCTATTCAAGCGTTGATAAAGGATCTGCCATGCGACTGAATGCGGATTAATACCAACCGAAATTGGCATATGCGCATGCTGTTTTTGAACTGCAGCATTGAAAGCACCAAAGTACTTCCGGAACACTAAAGCTAGCGGACCTGGAAACACCTCAAATGTACGTGTTTTCGCATCATTAATTTTGCTTTTCTTTAAAGTTTCGTCCTTCAATTGTTCCTGTAACATGACAAATGGGACCACACCATCTCTAAGACATTCTTCATAATGCTCATAATCTTTCTTAAATCTTTGAGCAGCTATGGAATCGCCCCAGCGTAAACTGTCATCGTCTCTACGCGTAAAGAAAGCTGTTTTACCAGGCTTTCCGGGAGCATAGGTGCGCTGTGGCATTCCTGCTGATGTATGAATGTTCAGTGAGGGAAAGGTTCCATCTCGGGTTCCATTTAATACTTCTTCCTCGTCTAGCACTCTTCTTTTCAATGCTTCTGTTGGTTGCACCAACGTTAGCATTGCTAAAATCGCTATTCGAGCTTTTCGTAGAAACTCTCCGGGTATATCATGTACGGGATCAAAATACTGTTGAAAGCTTTTCCAAATAGGTTCTTCACCTCGACGAGCCTCATCGCTAATTCTCACATCTTTAAGAGATTTCACGGAGGGCTCCTTTTGGACTTCAGCTACAACGCCGCATATTGGAGAAGGCTTGATATCGGTTTTGTTTAACACAAAGTTGGACCACTTTGGTGGTACGAGTCCAACAGGATCAACAGCTCCTCTACCATTAGCATAAACTTTTTCGATCGGTTCAGGACAGTCCTCTATCTGGTAGGGTTCAACACAATGGTCAAACATTTCTCGCCAGACAGGAACAACAATGCCAGTAATTCCGTTCGAAGCAGCATGTATACCTGCGATCAAATTTATGTGATCGAGAAACATGGGTGCACCACAATCTCCTTTTGTCAGATTTGTGTGTGAAACTTCGAACCAATCCATGACAGTCATAACAATATCCTTATCGTCTTCATCATCATACGTGAGAGATTGAGAACGCAATGTAGCGTTCGCACTTACAACTCTTGTAAATGATGTAGTACTGAGCAGCCTAACAGGTACCTTATCGGCAACTGTGAACTTACTCTCAGGGAGGAAATGTTTACGAATATCACGGAAGGAATGACATTGTTTCGGCAATTTAAATACCGCAACATCATTAGAATAAAATCTAACAAGTTGCATATCTATTTCACCGCTCCAACAATCGCGTCCGTTCATGCCAATTCTTATCCAACATTTGCCATTTTTAATTTGCTCCAGCTTCTTCGCGTACTGAAAGAAGTGTTGATTTACGACCATAAAATGGCCACACACTCCAATCGCTTGCATCCAGCCTTCGCCATCTTTTAGGCAAATCGAGCGGATATTGTCATAAATGACAGATTCCACAGCGACTTTGTTTGCATGTCCAGCGTTCATGTGCGTAGAAATATTTCCGCGCATCCGCTCGAGGTGAGCTTCCTTTGTCATTACTTTCGCAGCTTTTCCTTTCATAATAGATCGATCGTAGCCTTGCGCCGACATATTTGCATGCAGCTTAGTCTTTTCCAGTTCAAGAGTTGTTTCAGTCAATAAATTGTCCATTTCATCTTGAATCTTAGGGTGACAAGCGGCCACAAATGCATCACGAGCATCTGATGGAATCAGAGCTTCAAAGTCGGGGCTCTTTACGACCAATCGATATGCAGTACAAAAACTTGCTATGAAAGCAACAAACGCAGCAAACATAAACAATGTTGAATTCGCTTTTATGAAGCTTATAACTATTTTACATGGAACGGAAAAATAATCGGAAATTAAATTTATAAAATTAGAAAGTGTAGGATAATCGGCCAAGAATCTATCGACAAATCCAGCAGGTTCCTTACGGAACATGACATCATCGAGACGATCTTGTTCAAATTCACGGAGTGGTTTGAGTTGTTGTCCAACCAAATCATTATACTGCGATGCAGCTAATGAAAACGGATTTTTCGCTGTTTCAAATTTTGTTTCGGGTTGATTTTGCGGTTCGGGCTGTTGTAAATATTTAGAGGAAGCTTCTTGCGGCGTCTTCGATTGGCTTCCGCCATTCATGTGCGGCATGCGGACTGGCACGTCTTTAGGGTCCATTCTATTTATGAACTCCGGTTTCAGTGAACCAGCACCAGCATTAAACACACGAGAGGCGGGTGTCCGAGCAAACATACGAGCGGACGATGCGGTACCTTGCCACGCATTAAAACGAGTTACGCACTCTTCAAGGAATTTCGTATACGACATTCCAGTAGATGCGCCATGTTCAGGTTTTTTAAAAGCGTGTACGGTTCCGACCGTCGCGTCATTAAGCTTCAGCTCAGATGGTAAAATGTGAAACTGCATATATTGCAATGACTGTTCCACGTATTGGGTTCCGTCTTCTAAATCGTAAACTACGGCTTCTTCGGGATACAACGGGTCTGATTTCTTGTCAACGGTAACGTAACACAATATGTTACGACGTCGCTGAACTGCTTCTATTGAACAGACTGATTTCGGATTCGGATAAGGATCATTCGATGTAGTGATGAATAATGGGGAGGTTAAATAACGACCCTTTTCATCCACATGCGCCATCGGTAAAGAAATTTGAGCATTCGATATATATCGAATGAATTTCAGATACTCATCGTCATCTGTAGCAGTCGATTCAGACGATTTCTTTTGGAATATATCGTCCCAGAACCAGACTGGTTGTCCACGATAACCGTCGCAAAATTTGAGACCGCTGTAGTAATATATTAGCTCACTAGGATCTGTCGAGCCAATATCAATATTACAGTTCCCTGGATTGCACATATCTTTCGCCAACACAGTAGCTGTGTCGGATTTATGCACACCAGAATCTCCAACTAGGGAAATTACGAAGGGAACTGTACGTACTGCTGCCATTTTTGACTGCACTCTCACAAAATGTCTCGCTCTAAAGCGTGCCAGTGAGTTACAAGCATTTGACAGCTGATTACTAACAGCAGGTTCCAATTTTTGCGTCATTAGAATTTTTCGGACGGAAACGGCGGTTTTCCATAGTCGGTCCATCTGCGCGGGAAAGTCAGATTTGTTCAAGTCATCGTCGCTGTAAGCCTGAATGGCTTCAACTTCCTGGACGAACAGCGCTAAGTCTTCTTTCGAAGGTACGCTATCGAACATTTTCTGCCACATCGCGAGTTTAATATACCGACCAAGAAACGAAATTATACTGTTAACAACTTCAAGAGTTGCCTTGCGATACATGTTGATGTCGCGCATTGTTTTGCCAAATGCCATTACTGACGTGGCAACCCAACGGGCGCGATCTTTAAGTCGCACACCAGTTAATAGTTCAGAGATGAGAGTGAGAAAACTTACTTTGGTCAAATCTTCATCTTTCTCATCTTTCTTCTTCGAACCAGCGTTCATATGCACTTTACCAGAAACTTTGGTCTTCTGATATCGTACCTCAAGCTTTTTACGCTCTTCATCAGTTAAAGATGAGGAGGCTTGGTTAGCATCAATTGGGCCACCAAGAAGGCCATTCTTAAAAGAAATAGCTTTGAGCATGAATTGGTCGAAGGTATACACCACTTGGTCAGGGAAGATCGAAATCAACAAGATATACAAGTCGATGACGCATGCCCAAAAAGTGGGAGGCTGAACTATCCAACGGGCAAAAAGGCCGGAAAGATGAGGAATCATCTTTTTCGTTGTTTCAGTTATATTTCGTTTGATTTTCTTAATCTGTTCTATTCCACGCGCGGCTTCGTCTAGCATTTCATCTGCCATAGTGACTACATGCCACGCCTTTTTTGCTTTTTGAACAAGACTAAGTCCATTACAGTGATACTCACAGTGCTCTCTGAATAATCGATTGCGCTCTTTTATTGATCTTTTGGGCGCTTCTCTCTTATCCAAGGAGTCCCAGGCAGCGACTAGCGTGTGTTGGCGCAATTTAATTTGCGCTTGTTTTGCTAAGTCAATTTCACGCTGCCGTTTCATATCACCAGAATTCATTCGGAAGGGAGGAGGAATTGTCACCTTTCTCCATCGCCAATCTTTTCCATATTCGCCTAGAGCGGCGATAGCATGACCAAAATCATGGTACGCTGTACGAGTTTCTATGTTCCTTACTTGAATACGGGAACACTCATAGCAAGGGGCAGAACCCATTGCTTCATCGTACGTGGGTAAAGGTTGTTCGACGGGGATCGGTGGGGGCGGTCTATTATCGGCAGTTAAGTCGAGTAACAAACCTTGATCAGAAATAGGCAAGCGATGCAGGCGTAGCGTCAGACCAGTAAGGTCGGGTAATGCGCTAGCATTCATATGCATATTCTGATAGGATTCAGGAACTTCCAGTGTGGTCGGTCGTTCCGGTTGAGAAGGTTCTTCTCTTCCAACAATAGGAAGAGGTGTCTCGATATCCACGGCCAGTGTGGTCGGTCGCGGTTCGAGATAGCCATTGCCCAATTCACACTTAATCCAGTCAGCACAATTTAAATACCGCCATTGAAGACAGTTAAAATCGTGATCGTGAACTAAGGAAGCAGTGTATTGGGCACTTTCACATTCTATTCTTCTTTCGAAAATTCGATCGAAGTGTCGAGATGCAAAAGGAAGGTAAAAGCGTTTGTTAACAAGTACTTGAAATAATCCAGCCAGGGAAAGATTCAACATTTGATCGTTGATCTGATTGGATTCCAGTATCATATACAGAAATTTCAAGTTTGTAATTTGATTCTCATTCAGATTGCTCGTCATGAGACTCAAATGTTTGACTTGTTCCTTGAGTGCGGCTTTTATCGACTCAAGATCGAAGTTTTGAGTTTCGACTTGACGTGGGGGGGCTACCACATCTTGATTACTGTTTACTGACATTATATTCATTAAAAGTAATGAGCTGATATTTCCTGAGCTCAGCAGGGCAATCTTTTCTTCTGTGATCGCATACAGTCACGGGGGGGTTAATCGAGCTAAGGCAGTCCATCAATTAGGACATCGCGAACATAAGGCACTTCTAATCCTAGAGTTCGCATCGGTGCAGAGATTAAGATATTCGTAATATTCGGTACTCACGTTCTCTTCTTTACCAGCGGATTTCTCCGTAGCGTAAGAGTGGACGTTTTTGTACTAGATTACGGTACATACGGCTGGGTTCTACTACCTCGCAGGCTGTGGGGATGGCCATCTTGAGGAACACGCAGTCCATTGTCGTAGCTGACGTATGTTTATCATACGCCAGCGGCAGAGGCTCTGGGAACTGAGCTTACCCGTACATACGTGGGGAGGGTGGATGGGATCCCCGGGCTAGGGTCGGGCGCCATCCCGGAATCTGTCAACAATAGTATTGGATATACTACTGAATCAATATCCAGGTGCCACGTCTAACCAACAGGGGTTAATCGTTTCCTAGTATTGCTACTAGATCGGTTGAGGCTATACAAACAATATCAAACAAACATAAAAGGCAATTATGATTGTCAATATTGTGAGCAGGGAGCATATTTCATAAACGTTGGCTAATGATTATGATGGTTGAACGGATGGCTCGTAAGTTACCGGAGGGGCAATCACGAACCTAAATGCAACATCATTACCAATAGCGTGATAAGCTGTAATTCGTACGGTATTATCCGTAAAAACTCCAGCAGAGGCTGAGGCCTGCAACTGCAAATAACCAGGAGTATAAATGCCAATGTCATAAGCAGTCGCAGCAGAATCGTATTGGGTTAAGAGTTGAGTATACGGAGAGTAGAACGGAAGTTCTACTTCTAAACTCGAGTCTTGACTGTTATTAGTGATAAACGCAGGATATCCAGTATAATCGTCCGTTGCCGGAGGGTTATAACCATTGGATGTAAATGTATAGGATGCCAACATTTGCAGATCTTTGGTTCTATCGGTGAAAGGTAAAAATTTCCACCGGGTCGAACCAGTCCAGAATGCGTACATTCTGTTAATGAGAGTCGCGAACGAATGTGAAGCATTCGGCTTGTTAGTGAAGAAGTTAGCTGCATAGTAAAGATCGGGATGCGATCCAAATGCAGACACTGCTGTTACTAGACCGGCCCTTGTGGGGTCGGGTTCCATATTTATAGCAGTGTCGTACTTGCAGAATCGGCGCGCTAAATCGCGCACGTCTTCAATAACTTCACCGAAATATTCGGGGGTGTCGACGCTCTTAGCGCCTTTCACTAAATACGTTGTTTGCTGAGGTTCTCGAAGCACAACATCTCCTTCTTTTCCCGCGTTAGCATGGAAAGGAGGGGGAGTTGGAAAATCTTCAAGGAATCTCGTGGTAGGTCGGATCCGAGGACCGTAAAAACGGAAATCGGGTCCAGCTGAGAGGTAGACATTAATTACAATTGTCTCGGGAACGGCTTCAGTTACTGCTAGTGGATCTAGCACAATGAGCCGTAAATTTCCGAGGAAATCATAATCATGTCTGGAAGGACCTATCCAAGTGAAGGGAACACATCGTTTTCTTGGAGTAGACGACACATAAGGCACCGTTACAGTGCACTCTTTGTGCTGCTCCAAATCAAAAATGTAGTTGGGATTATTGGAAAAATCAGTACAAGTGAATCCCACTCCAGGCAAAAGGCCTTGAGTGATATTCGGTTCAAATGCAATCATAAATCTGCCAACGTGAAAATTAGAGGCGGCTATCTCAAATGTAAAAGTGAGAGATCCACGCCAATATTCAAACATTGTTGCAAAATATGAGAGGAAAGTGTTATCGTACTTACTCCATCCAGAGATAGGGTTGTCGTTTGTTGTGTTACAGATAGAGGGGGCGACTACGAAATCGGCCAGTTGCGTATCCACACCATTAGATGCGGACCACGGAATCTGGGCAATTAACATAGGTCGTTTGACTATTGTATATATGTGTTGATCGGATTTCGGGGCTGTAGAGAATTCAGTTTCGAAGTAGTTTCCGTCCTGGGTTGCGCCAAGACGCACACTACCGTCCATGCCTTGCATAGTGTTAATATGCGAGACGTTTGTTAAACAGTTTTGTAATTTATTATCGGCTATTGTGGGTCGATCAGTTGTGAAAAATTCAAAGCCGCGTTTTATCGCGCCAAGAATATTTCCAGACTTAATATCGGCCCAGGTGCCAGCGACGGTTTCGCCGACACCTTTAACAGTTTTAATAACGTTAGATAAACCATTCATATGGTACGGGGCTGAATTTGCCTTAGCAAAATCAATTGCTTCGGCAACAGTTGGAGGAATCGAAAATTGCACGACATGAGGTCGCATTGGAAGATGCAACGAGATGTCGGCAGCGGATACGAAAACATTAAAATTAATCGGATCTGTAGAGCCCGCAGGCATTTGCAGCGGGTTAAATACAAGAACTCGAAGCTCACCCATTGGGGGCGAGTCTTCTAATGAATTGGTAGTGAGATAAGAGACAATATTTTCAAAAGGGACGTCGATCTCAGCAGAATTGCTGTTAGCGGCGTCTAACTTGACATTGGGATACCCGGTCGCAGCGAACACATTGTTCGCACGATCGAGACCAGTGCCGAAAGTATTGACTGGATCGTAAAATGCAATAAGTTTGCCACTATGAAATCGCGTAGTATTAATCACAATTCTAAAACGAAGAGTGAATTTATAAAACGCGTATAGCTGCAATAATTGTTTGTGTATAGTAGGAAATGCACCAAATACTTCGGGAACAACAACTGACACCAATTCGGCGCCAACTGCGTCTGTCGAAGCCCACGAACCTATTGCTAGGCGAATGGGTTGTTTTAGAACATCTAAATGCGTAAACTCATCTTCATCCATTGATACAGGCGGCGGAAGGTCATTAGAACCGTCCAAGTAACCTGTAGCAACCGGAATGATAGCTTGGTCTAAACTAGTTGATTGTTCTACCTTGGTTTGGGAGATTTCAGCGGCAGTGTTATTAGTATCACTGTCTATTACTTTTGTTTCATTATTACTTTGAGCGAGAGAGTTATAAATGCATGCGGATCTCTCAATCCTAAAATGCATTGCTAAAGCGGACCACTTAAGAGCGTGGGTCTCCTTAAAAAAGAAGAAAGGCTCTGACATCTGAATCTAGTCGCATTGCTACCGTATATCCATAGCTATTTTAAACGGTATTATAACACGATCGAATAGATCAGTAAGACTTGCGTTTGTCATACGCGCAAGAATATTGCACAAATAAATAAGATGTCCATCATTGTACGATGGTGAACAAATCAAGAAAGGTATGTCTTGAACATTCTAGATTAAATCTCTATGGGATTGCAATTTCAAGAAACATAGCTGTCGACTACGTTCACAGAATCCTTAAAGGCTTACTTAGATAGATAACGGGGGCTCCTCGATTGAGGTAACACCGGCTTCTAAATGTATAACATAGAAGAATAATGTGAAAGAACTC